ATCTACCGAAAGAGCGAGCGTATGGGTGAATACTACATTAAGTTCACCGCAGAAAGCATTGAGAAGATTATGGCTAAGTGGTCCAGAGACGGATTCCGTGCTTTTAATCTTGAGCATTCTATTGGCCTTGGTCAAGACTCTGTTTATATCCTTGAGTATTGGATTAAAGAGGATGACAATGACAAGAGCAAGAAGTACGGCTTTGACGAGCCTATTGGTACAGCCTTCGTTAAACTACAAGTCGTTTCTGACTTGGTGTGGGAGGATGTTAAGCAGAACCAGTTGACTGGTTTTTCAATTGAAATAGATAGTAATTTGATTAAAACAAAAGAAGAGATGACTGAGAATCTAAAGTTCGCTGTCGAGATGGGTGAGCGTTTCGCCAAACTCGAAGGGGAAATCTCTGGACTGAAGACTACCATTGAATTTTTGATGAGTGCGTTGGAGGAGAAAGAGATTGCAGAAGAGTCAGCCACTCAAGAATTGTCTGAAGAGACGGTTGAAGAGACGGCTGAAGAAAGCGTAGAGTTGTCCGAAGAGACAACCGAAGAGGTAGTAGAAGAGCCTACTGCCGAAGAGGTGATTGAGGAGGAAGTAAAATTAGAAGAACAGGAGACTTTGGTTGAAGAGGCTGAATTGAAGCTCTCCGAAGAACAAGAATCGCAAACAGCTGAAGAAGTAGTTGAGGCTAAGACGATTGAATTTAAGGCTATCACGCCCGAAAAAATCAACTTCATCAACAACTTCCTAGGTAAGCCTCGGTACTAATTTGTAAATTAAAGTAAAACAAGAACAAACTAAATCTTTCATAAGATGCCTGTAACTATTGCTAATCTACCTTGGGGTAATCGTACCCCAGACCTGTTCATCGATGCGATGGTAAAAAGCGCCAAAGTATTGGAGCGCTTCCGTCTCGTTGACAATGTTAAATCTAAGGCCAATGTGCCTATCTTCAGCGCAGCTCTGACCTTCGGTTCTGACTTGTGTGTATTCGACCCCCAGTCGACTGCCGCAATCAACGAGAAGGAAATGACCGTTGACACTTACAAGTGGGCTTTCTTGAACTGCAAGAACGCATTGGAGTCTTCCTACCGTTCTGTATTGTTGAAGCAAGGTCAGCACAACGAAGAAACTATGGACGCTCAATTTAAAGATTGGGTTTTCGATTACTTCGCTAAGTTGTCTGCTCAAAAGGCTTTGGAAGTTGCTGCTACCAAGTTGACTACCGAAATGTCTGGTGACGGTACTGTAATTGACTTCGATACCAATGCTGCCATCACTTCTGCTAACATCCTTGGCTTTATGGAGGGTTCTTACAAGTTGATGAGTGCTACCATGTTGGCTGCTGTATACGGAGACGCTGATCGTGCTTACAAGCCCGCTTTCTTCTTGTCTACCAACGCTATGCAGTCTTACCAAATCGCTATCGCTGCTTTGTACACTACGGCTCCTGGTGGTAGAATTGACGGAGAAATCCCAACTTACTACGGAATGGAAGTTATCCACTTCCCTTCTTTGGCTGCTGGTGAGTTCTTTATCTCTGCTCCTGACAACATCGTTATGTTGACTGACGAGTACAACGACGTTCGTGCAATCGATATGAAGTACGAAAGCGAATTGTCTAGCGACAAAATCTGGGGTCAGTTCAAGTTGGGCTTCTCTTACCTCAAGGGTACTGAGATTGTTTTCGCCAAGAACCACGCATAAATAATAACTGGGGAGGGTAACACCTCCCCTTTTTAAAACCTATATAAAATGGCCTGTGAGGTAACTCTTTCTGGAATCACTTTCGACCCCTGCTCTATTGCAACTGGAGGTCTGAAGACTTTGTATATCTATAATCGCTCTGCCGTTGACACGGAAGTGGTTGTAAACGCTGTTGCTGGTACTTATACCTGCGCAACGCAACTTATCGGTGGTGTAGCTTTGGACTTCAACACGAAGGACGGATTCTCCAACTTTACTGACGTTAAAACTATCAACGCCAATGGTTCTTTCGAGGTTGTTCCTACCATCCAGGTAGAATTTTCCACGATGGACACTGTTACTCGTACTGCCTTGGAGAAAATCGCTACTCCCGGTGCTGAATTGGTAGCTTTTGTTGAGACTGCTGCTGGAACCCGCCACATGGTAGGTTGGGACTTCGGTTTGTATGCTTCTTCTGTTGATGGTGCTTCTGGTGCTGCTCGTGGTGACAAGAACCGCTTTCAGTTGACGCTGACTGGTTCTGAGAACTACTTGGCTTACCAACCCGCTGCTAACATCGACTGGACAAACAGCATTTAATAATAGTCCCAGTTAAAAACAAGGGGAGGGGTTATCCCCTCCCTTTTTATTTTGCAATAAATGAAAACAGCAAAAGCAGGTCTTGTTAATTATCTTTCGTTTATTAGAACGATAGATATTACTATTAACGACTTTGATTTAGTATTAAAGTCCACTGTTGGAAATAAAATTTATAATTTCAACAATCTTCAAGACCTGTATAACCTTGTTGGTTGTAGAGACTTTTTTGTTTTGACATTGAACTTAATCACAACACAAGTCATTGGCGGTGAATACACACTAGAATTATACAACAATAATATCTTCCGTGGTTCGTACCTTATCAACGTAATTGGATATGAGTATGACGAAACAGGAAATGGAGCGTATAAGAGTGTAGTATCAGTTAATGATTTGTAAATTATTAGTATATGGCATCACTAATTCAACAGGCTGTAGAGTACGTTAAAGAGAGCTTCTCTGCTTCTACATCCATCAGCGGTCCTGCTACTGCCGACAGAATTTCCACCAACCCACTAGAGAAATCTGTAGAAAATCTTAATGGTCGCTACAGCCTTGGGCAAACCGAGGTAGGTGAGTACATTAAGTTCGGTATTAATGACGACTTCCCGACTATCCTTGATCGGATGTTGCGTCAATCCCCTGTACACTCAGGCATCATCACCAAGAAAGCAAAGATGGTTTCCGGGAAGGGAATCACTTACGACTTTGAAAACGTAAAAACTCCAGCAAAACAAGCAGAAATTAAGGCATTTTTAGCCAATTGTGCTGGAAAATCACAAGGATTCTACGATCAGATTGTTCACTCTGCCTTTGAAAATGAGCATAAAGGTGCAATTGCAATCTACGTCAAGTGGAATGCAGAACACAACAAGCCTATTGAGCTTCGCTCTTTGGACATTAAGGGTGTTCGTGCTGCTAAGCCAAAGGACGGAAAGGTTACTCACTATATTATCCGCAGAAAGTTTGGGCCAAACGCTTTGTCAATGCAAGACAATGAGCCACGTTTGATTCCTGCCTTTGATAAGTTCTCTAAAAACAGAGAGGAAATTCTCTACGTTAAGAACCCATACTCTGGTAACGAGTTCTATGGAGTTCCAAACTACATCTCTGCGTATCACTTTATTGCTGCGGACTTTGAGTTTGGTAAACACATCCAACACTCCGCCAAGAATGGTTTCAGCCCAAAGGTACTAGCCACCTTCATTGGTCGCAATATGACCAACGAGCAGAAGCGTGAGGAGTTCAACAAGTTCAAGGCTTCATTTACTGGCGCTGAAGGAGAAACAGTAATTGCATCTTGGGTTAAAAACAAAGACGAGGCTCCTCAGTTCACTCCGCTTGATGTAAGCAATCTTGACAAGACTGTTGATGTGTTGTCACGTTTGAACGATGCAAAGATCCTTACAGCTCACAATATCACGTCTCCGACGTTGTTTGGTGTGATGGTGGCGGGTAGATTGGGTGGCACTGGAAACGAATTGGTAGGTGCATATCAAATCTTCCGGGCTACCGAGACATTACCTAATCGTGAGTTGGTACTGGCTGCTTACAATAGAATCCTTTCTGTTGCTGGATACGACAAGATTAATATCCAAATTGAAGAGGAATTAGTAAATTTAGAGTCTCTAAAAGGAGCTAACACTCAAGATATAACCAATGGTTGATACTATCTTCATCAATGACGAGTACGTCTACAAGACGTATCCTCTTCCCCAGAGGCTCGACAAGGGTACGCTCTACCCAATCATATCACTAGAGCAAGTTACTTCCATTCAAGACTTGCTTGGTAGTGCTTTGTACGAACACTTGTACACCAAAGTCACAAACCAAACACTAACAACTGACGAAGCAAAGTTGTTTAAATTGGTACAGTTGTCTTTGTCGCTTTATTCTGTGCGTTCTGCTGTTACTTTCTTGCGTAGCGCTACTTCTAAAACAAAAAACGAAGAGCAGAAATCCGATCAAATATCCCTTGACTCAATCATCTCTGCTGTCGATAGTAAGATTTCTTATGTTGACAAAAGAGTTGTGAACTTTATTAAGAGCAAGCCAACGATTTTGACCATTGCTCAATCCTCTGACAATGATAAATTTGTTGAGGAAGATACTTATAATGGTTCACCAATTTTCTACCCCGATTTCACCATCGAGGGAGAGTGTCAAGAATAAGATATGGTAAATAAGAAAAGCCTTGCCACGTTTGTAAGAACGCTTGGCAATCAAGTCATTGCGGGGTTTAAGCACTTCCTCAATAATGTAAAGATTGGGGGAGATTTAATTCACGACCCAGACCCACTTGGTTCTACTGCCACAAACCTACTTACTGTTGATGCACAGGGAGTTGTAAGAAAAGCAACTTCTCTTGCTGGCGCAACTGGAACTGTAACTAGCGTTGCTCTTACTGCACCATCTGCATTTACCGTTACCGGTTCTCCAATTACAACTAGTGGAACCATTGCTATTGGCGCTGCTGGAACTGCTTCACAATACGTTCGTGGTGATGGTCAGTTAGCAGACTTCCCAATTAGTAGCGGTGGTGGCTCTAGTGTTAGTTACTACCTTAATGGTAGTGTAAACCAAGGCACACTTGGAGGCAATGTTTACCGTGAGTTTAGCAAAACACCTATTGTTGGCGCTGGTACTGATTTTACTATTGCTGCTAATGGATACATTGCCCAGTTTATTACAGATGCTAATGATCCATCTTTACTAGAAATTCCAGGAGGAAACTGGAACATTGAATTTTGGTTTAGCGCATCTTCAAGTGGTGGATCTCCATCTTTTTATGTTGAGTTAAGTAAGTACGACGGAACAACTTTTACACCAATTGCAAATAATTCAGCATTTCCTGAATTTATAGCCTTTGGCACAACTATATCTCAATACTATACTGCCCTTGCTGTTCCACAGACTACGCTTGCTGTAACAGATAGATTAGCCATAAGAGTTTATGTAGTTCACAGCGGAAGAACAATAACCCTGCACACGGAGGATAACCACCTATGCCAAGTTATTACTACTTTCTCTACTGGACTTAACGCACTTAATGGACTGACTAAACAAGTTCAGTATTTTGCTGTTGGAACTGGTGGAGCTGATTTTAACATCAGTTCTGTTACCGATACGCACACGTTCAATATCCCAACGGCCTCTGCTATAAATAGAGGCGCTCTCTCGTCTGCTGATTGGACAAACTTCACTGCTGCTTACAACGATAAGATAAACAGTGCTGCTGTAACTGGTACTACTACAAAGACCCTTACGCTTACTCAGCAAGATGGTGGCACTGTTACTGCGTCTTGGACCG